AGTGGGTTGCCGTTCCATGATGACGCTTGTGCGTTTCCAAGTGCGTTCTGACCTGTAAGTCCTGCACCAATGAATGGGAACACTGGGCGACCAGTGGTGTCTGCAAGTTGGCCAAGTTGACCCCAAACGTCTGGTGACACGAACATGTGTGTAGGTGTCCAGTTGCGACCATTTGAGATGTCCACTGCCGAGTCGTAAACACTCTTTAGAAGGTCTGCGACTGTCAAATCCCAAACACCAGATGATGTTGCTGCAGTAAGCAAGTTGTCTGCTGCAAGGTTGTCAGATGCAATCATGTATTCACCCATGAGGTCATTCAAGATCAACTGCATTGCTGCAGGTGAAGTGAAGTCAATGTCCTGAACTGACAGTGTGACCTGTCCAGCAAGAGTTGTTTTGCTGATTGAGTTAGAAGCAATGACCATGGTGGTGGCTGACGCAGCTGCAAGTTCGCTCTGTGAAGCAACGCTTGTGTGCGTTGTAATCGTTGGGCGAATGAAGGTCTTTGACTGTCCAGAGTCTGGATAGGCACGAGCACCAATTGCATCAACAACAGGGCGCAAAAAGTTGAGGTCTTGCACAAGAGGGCCAAGTACTGGAATTGGCAAAAGACCCGGCGTATCAGTGGTGAGAACATCACCAGCTGCTGCTTGTAGGGCTGTGCGCTTTGATGCTGAATATTCAGCAACTGCTGCGTTCATGTTCTTAAAAGTGTCGCCACCAATGTGGTATGCGGCCATGAATTCACCAGCTGATGGCAAAACAAATTCGCGCTTAGCTGAGGCAAAAATAGGTGATGTAGGGATAGCTGCTGCTTCTACTACTTCTGGGGTTTCTGTTGGTTGCATTTCCTCTGTCTCCTCGACTTCTGGGTTATCTGGATTATTATCGGTTTCGTCGGGGTTTTGGTGGATGCTTGCAGCCACTTGGGTGATGCTAGCACTAGCGCCAAAGGCACCATGAGAAACTAGGGATAATTCTGTCCATGCTGCTTTTTCAATAAGCATGACGCCAGCATCGTTGTAGCTGAACTTAATCGGGGCAATGCCCACTGAAACTTGGTCATAGACATTCTCTAAAGCAAGTTGCAGGCTTTCCTCGCCAAGTACGGTCTTGGCAATTTTGGCTTGAAACAGCATGCCTTCTGGCGTGTCCTCACGGGCAATGACAGTGCCAATGGCCTTGTCTGACTGGTGCCCAACAAAGAGCTTGGGGTTGGGGCCATCAACGGGCAAAGCACCCGGCGACAGCATTATCTCGGTGCCGTCAGAGACTGTGGCAATCACGTTATAGGGCGCTGCAATACCTGTGATGGTTCTGCTGGGTGTGCCGTCTGACGCGGCAGCGTCAATGGTTACTGAGGTTGCATTAAAGCGGATCATGCTAAGGACTCCTGTGTGTTTTGTTGTGGTAGGTCTTGGTTGCTCATTTGGTCGGCTGCGTAATTTTCTACTAGGTACTCATCAGCATCAAATTTGACATAAGTGCCTCGTGGCAAAACATTGTTTTGACTAAGAGTGGCTGCCATGCAATCAGCGTAAGCCTTTACACCAAAAATGTAAAGGTCAGCGCGAGCCTGATCTGAGGACTGGTAAGAGTACGAGCCTGTACTTACTCCGACAAGATAGGGCGGCACGTTTGTGAGACGAGCACATTCCAGCGCCTGATAGTTAGCTGCATCTATCAAAAGCATTTTATCTGGGGTTGCTGTTGTCTCTGTGTAACTCAAAAACTCGTTCAGTGCTGCAGTCTGGTTAGTTGCTCTTGCCGCATTAAACGCTGACGCAAGATCAGCAAGTTCAGAAGCACTTAATGGCTCACCACCTGTCTGTTTCAACACACCAGCAGGGATGGAGCTTTCCGCATTGCGATATCGAGCAGCTTCTAATTTAAGAGCTGTGAGCACTGTCTGTTCTGACATGTAAACAATGCCTTGAATGGGGCTAAGGAACTGCACAAGGTCGTTCGGGTCAATCATGTTGCCCTGAAAGTAAACCTCTTTAGAAGGGCCGTACCAGACGGGCCCAGCTTGATCAGTGGTGGTTACAGAACCTGCAGGTAAGCGCGTAAACGTTGCTGGAAAACCATCTTGGGTGCGGCTTGTAATGTACCAAAATGCACGACCAAAAAAAAACAGATCGTCAAATGTCCATGCCATCAGAAAGTTGTAAGTAACACCCGGGTCTGGTTGGCGTATCCATGAACGCGGCGCAAGGTAAACCTCTTCCATTTCGGTGTCTGTTTCATTCCAGCGTTCACTGTACATTTTTAACGGCATGCAACCAATGACTGACGCCATCAGGTCACGGGCTCTCGAAATGGTGGCAACACTCATGGCACGGTTACGGGCTTCACCTTCGTAGTACGTGTAGTACTGCCCAATCATGTTTACACCAGCAGAGTTAGGTGAATACCCACCAGCGGCAGCTGCTTTAGCCGTTGGCGATGCAGGACTAATTGCTGCTTTTGTTACCCGGTTAAATAGAGCCATGATGGAAGTATGCCACTTTCAGTATGAGAAATGTGGTACTGCCCTGCTCATCCCGACAACGCCCAGAGCAATACCGCCGATAGTTTAGCGACCCACTATGACCATCATGGGTTTTGTCTTTTGTTTAGGTTTAGACACCTGAGCCACAGCCCACACCATGCAGCGACATAGTTCTATAGGCCCGGGTGATTTTTGGCTACTGAGCACAGCGCCAGATGGCACCTTCACAAGTACGGCCCTGCCGCAATGGTCAGCCAACAGAGTTTCGCCGTGGTGTTTTACATTGCCTTCATGGATCATTGACCTAACCAAAGTTGTGTACTTAGTCAGTTCTGCATAGCCAGTTAATTGGGTGCGCCTGCGCAAGGAAGTCGGCACATGGATATCGAGCGTGGGCGTAATCAGCAGCTGCACTTCTGGGTTCTCCATCACTCGTGAGATAGCAGTCCACATATCGGCTTCCGTCTCTACCACAAACTCTGTTTGCACAATAACTTGCCCGTCAATTTTGGCAGCTCTGACACCAACATATCGAGCGTCATCCACAGAACTATCCACACTCAGGTACCCACCTTCTGGCATGGGAATATCTGTGACGTTCTTTTCCCACACCCCAAGGTCAAGCCAAGCGCCACGTGCAGTTATCCACTGGTTCAGGTGGGCTCTCATAAAGCTGTCTTTTTTAGACACTGCCCGTAAAGCGTCAATCGTAATCGTGGTACCCAACGATGGGTTAGCCCAATACCAATTGCGCTCATCGTAAGGGTCAAGATGCCCCGGCATAGACCACTCAGCAAAATACAAAGATGACGTTAAGCCCTTGTCAATATCAGCCATAGCCTGCTGACGCATTTTTATCATGGTCTCTGAGGACTGATCACCAGCTGTACTCCAGCAAGAGAGCAGGGGCGACTTTCGAGCAATCTGAGATGGCCGCAAAGCATCATCCACCACCTCAGGGTCAATGTCCCACAACTCATCCACCACAATCAGATCATGGCTACCACCATGCAGGCTTTTAGTAGCTGCGCGTACTTCCCAGCGCGAGCCGTCAGGCATCTCAACAGATTTACGGCCTACAGCCATCACAAGCTTTGCGCCAAAAATGTCTTTAAGTATGTGAGCCAAAGAAGTAAAGATTGCTTCTGCCCGGTCAAGTTTGTTGGCAACAGACATAACAGATTGTGGCCCACCACGCAGCACCGCCCCCTCAGTAATCCACCACCCTAAAAGCGCCTGTAGAGCAACCGACTTGCCAGCCTGTCTAGCCGTACTTACACAAGCCTCACGGAACTGCAAATCGCCAGCCTCATTCCTAGACAACTGCGCAGAAATTGCATGCACCTGCCACGGCATCAACGTGATCTGCATAAAACGCTTAGCCCACTCAGCCACCAAAGGCCCATACGACAAGCCCCCAACACCCACACTTTCCAATCTTGGCTGCTCCCTGCCAATACGCCAATCCACCTGCTGGTTATCGCCAGTTACCGCCAGTTCAGGCTGGTTCTCCAGATAAGAGAAGGAAAT